ATATAACTCAAGAACCTAAATACGATTATGTTTGTGGGATGGAGCACAATTTCGATGGGGATTTGGAATATCGTTGCAATTATAGATGGGTAGGAACAATCCCTGTAATACATAATGCGCCCGATACTTGGGTTGTTACCCTTCGCAACTGCGAAGCTGATTGTAGAAATCAAGTACGTGAAATTTCTGAAAGTGATTTCAATATTATCCACATAGGACAATGGTATAAGATGGAAGATGAGTAATGAATATACTAATAAAATGCTCTATTCCTACGAGCAGCCATAAAAGTTTTCATTTTTGCACCCGACGTGGAAATATTTCTAGTTGTATTACCTGTAGAAAAATGGTCTGTACGTATCATTTAATTAGACATCATTGTGTTCTTGTGTAAGTTCGAATAATATATTGCGCGGGGAGGCCGAAATGCTATCCGAAACTAAATCTTGTAGTAGTTGTAAACATCCGTACATACAACATACCGGACGGTCTATTAGACCTGTCACTATGCCAAGACTTAAAGGAACCGATTTAGGCCCACCTGAACTCAGGTTAGGTCAATGGTGTGAGTATCGTATTGATTCCCGTCATACATGTTCCTGTCCAAGATTTGTTGATTATGCTTAACATTCATCATCAACACTATCTTGTTCTTCTATCTCGTTACAATCACAATCTTCTTCACCACAGATTGTACAAAAAAGTTCATCATCAGTCATATGTCACCGGGATACACCCAAACTTCGGGATTTTTGAGTCATATTCTTGATACCAATCCCCTATGAACCATGGGTCTGAATTAGGTATAAAGTAGATAAAAGTATGTCTACATTGCTTACAAAAACCTACCAGAGTTGGATTGTTCTTTTCACCCACAGGTAAAAAAGAATAAAGCCAATTATGGGATAAACTTCCATCTGTAGGTAAGACTGTCATCCTACTACCTCCGATACTCTTGTATTGTTTTCATGCATCGTATGTCCACTTACTTTAATGAAGTAGGCTTTTTCTCTTAATTCTGTTAAATTTCTTGCGCCCACATAAGACATTCCAGAGCGAATTCCACCAACTAGTTCCTTCAAGATTCTTGCTACCGGACCTCGTTCTCGCACATATCCAGAAATTCCTTCCTTCGTGTAACGCTCACCGCTTGAACCAAAGATACTTTGTCCACGATATGGTTTCCATTTAGTTGTCCCATCTGGACCGACCATCGGTACTCCGGGTGCTTCATCTGCTCCTGCAAGCAGATATCCAAGCATAACAGCATCCGCTCCTGCGACTAATGCTTTAACGATATCACCAGAACTTCGTATTCCCCCATCAGCGATGACCTTTACATTACCGTGTGCTTCTCTAGCAACAGATATGATTGCTCCTAACTGCGGTACACCTACGCCTGTTACCGTACGAGTCGTACATACAGAACCCGGACCTATTCCTACTTTGATTGCATCTGCACCAGCATCAATTAGAAAAAAAGCTCCATCCTCAGTAGCAATATTACCAGCAATAATGTCTACCTCAAACATATCTTTTATTTTCTTAATAAGGTCGGCTACTTTTTGATGGTGCCCATGAGCTACATCTATAGTAATGATAATTTTATTATTATATAAGTTCTGAAAAGCCCATTTTACTTTTTCGATTGACTCCTCAAGATTACGAATTCCTACAGATAGAATTACAGGAGAAATTAACTCAATTTTAAACATTTCCTCCTTTTGTTGTTCCCAAGGTATGAATCTATTTAGAATTCCTAATCCACCTTCTTCATACATAGCAATTGCCATATCACTTCCAGTAACATAATCCATATTTGCGCTGATAATTGGAACTTCTAAATAAAGACCCAAAAAATCATCTTGTGAGAGGTCTATTTCATCTCTAGATTCAATATCAGAATATTCGGGTGCAATTAAAACATCGTCAAATGTTAATCCCCCATAATCAACAAAACGCATTATTTTTCATTTCCCCATAAATAAAGATTATAGTCCAAGTCAAACAATTCCGCATCAATATCGTCTATATCTAAGTTACCACTAGCTAAAACTGCGTGGTAATGGTCGGATACGATTTTAGCGTGCCAAGATTGAGAGGCCACCCAACGTCTAGGTGGCCTCTCCCATGCAATAGCCGCAGCTAATTCTAAGGAACTCACAAGATATTGCCAATCTGGTGTTAAGAGTTTTGATTTACTTTGGAACAAGCGCATTTGGGTCAAGGATAAATGGCTGTCCAGCCGGAAGCAAAATCGTTTGAATGCTTGGACCAAGCTTCGTAATCAAAGTATACTGAATCAATTCAGCGCTCAAAGACTCCGTAACAAGTCGGTTAGACTCCGCTAGTCCTTTAGCTGTCTCAATTGCAGCATTAGCGTTACCTTGCGCTTGAACAACTGCTTGTTCAGCAATAATACGCTTTTGCGCGAGAATTTGTTGTTCAGTTTGGACTTGTTGCTGGGCAACCTGTTTTGCTTCAATTGCTGACGTATATTCAGGACTAAAAGCAATGTTAGCTAGATAAATATCATCAATAATAATATGATACTGCTCTAAATTCGCTTGTAGGTCTGCTTTTGCCCTAGAACGAATTTCATCACGCTTAGCAAGAATTTCACTGACGGAATAGGTTGGTACAACCGTCTTAATATAATCATTAAAAGCAGGGTCCAAAATTTTTCCCGCAAAATCATCACCAACGCGCTGATAAAGGTCAGAGGCAAATGCCCCATCAACATGATAGTTCATAATTCCAGTCAATCGTACTGACTGATATTCGGAAGAAGCGGCATCAATTTCGCTAAATGGATGAGGTTGAACCCGTGTCGTAATCGTGTGAACCACATTTACAAACGGAAGTCGAAAATGCAACCCCGGTGTAAGTGTCTCATTTTGCACAGCACCAAATGCTGTTACGACACCAACCGAGCCTGCGGGAATAATAACAGCCGATAATACTCCAACTAGTGCGAGAATTAAGAAAACAATAGCAACGGAGCCAGTTTTTTTAATCGCCCCGCTTTGGGTCGTGATAACAGCACCTACGACACCAACCAAAGCAAGAAAAATAGCTGCATCAAGAATAATTTGCAAGATATCCACTTTTTCTCCTTTACAAAGAATTTAGGCCGGGAGCTTGTACTTTGCTCCCGGCTGAAATCGACTCCATCAATGTTTAACGTCACATGACATAGACGGGGAGACAATCCTAACGATAGCATTTCCCGATAAGCATCGCTCCTTAAACGCGAAGGAGACACGATGGTTTGTTTTTTACATGGAGCTATAAAACCAATAAACGTTGCTCACTTATCACCAGAGCCAGCATTCGGACTGCTTGAGGGCTATCCGCTGGTGACATCTATACTATATCATAGTGATAGCTATAAGGTCAAGCCGTTTTAGAAATATTTTCCTCTAAATTAATACCATCCTACATTTAAAGAGTGTTGCCAAGCATTACAAGCTGTTCCATACCGACCTTTGATATATTTTAATCCCCATATTACCTGAGTCATAGGATTAGTAAGCCAATCATCTCCAGCAGATGCCATCTTATCGGCTGGTAATGCTTGGGGGATACCATAAGCGCCCGAATACTTATTGTGTGCAGTTGTACGCCATCTACTTTCTCGTGTCCAAAGTCTATCTAAACACCTAAATTGATAACTACCAATTTTAAGAAAAGCATACTCACGAACTTCTATTATTGAAGGTGAAAAAACTCTTTCATCAATTATGGTAATTATAGGCGTTTTGGTTGGTTTTGGACTAATTTCAGGTAATTCTATCGAATATGGAATAAATTCAGTAGCATCGAAAGTTTGATATGGAATTGGTAAATATGGCTTTTCATATATTCTAATTTGTGGATTTTTGTGTTGGATTGGCTTGGATTCACTAAATACTACTGGTTCAAAAGTTATTAGTAAAAAAACCACTATAAAAATAGGGAGCAAACGTAAGTACTTAATAACAAATACCTCCATAAAAGAAAAAGCGAGTAAATTCTGTATCTCAGTACAGGTTATCCACTCGCTCTTTCTAAGCGGTAAAAAACTCCCCGACCTCGTTTTAATCGAGAGAATTTTCCAACCGCTATTAAATTAGCCAAGCAAAGCGATTGTGTTCGATTCTTCCAAATTCCGTCGAATTTGACTGAATTGAGCAGTCGCCTTACTTGGCTACGCGAGTATCCTACCCGTAGTCGGGGCTGTCAAGTGAAGGTTCCTTAATATTGTGGGAAAAATTACCCTCTATCGGCCTATTTTTTCCTTGAAGTTGAGCCTCCTCTTTTGATATAATGTCTATATCAGCCTTCTTGCAACGAACACATACCCAAACTTTGATGCGAATACCTTTTTTAGTTTTATTTCCTAATCTGATAGGAGCTAAACAACATCTACTTCGATAATTATAGTCTAACATTTAATAACTCCGTATTTGCTTAGTATGCTTAGTATGCTACAGTATATGCTCAGGTAATAATAGTATTTCTGTGCACCCCGCTGTCCCGGCAAACCTATTATAACAATGTTAGACCCCCCATGTCAAGGAAAAGTAAAAAGAAATTTTCTTAAAAATTAAGCTTCTCAGGAGGCCCAACAATACCCTATAAAGGAGTGTTAAGAAGTATTCCCTTATGACAAAACCTAAAAAAATCTACGATTATTATACATTAGTTCACAGTCCCCAAAATTCTAGGGCTGTGGGAAATGGGTATGTTCCAGAACAAATCTTAGTTGCCGAAGATTTGCTAGGTAGACCTCTTACTCCTGATGAAGATGTAAGACACGTTAACGGTAACACACAGGATAACAGTCCCAGCAACTTGGTAATTATTTCGTCTAATTCTGACTATAGAACACAAAATTTGATGAGTCCGACGAATAGATTTCAAAAAACTTCAACAAAATCTTTTATTCCTTGTAAATTTCAAAAACCATGTTGGAAAGAGATTCGTGCGCCCTTAGCGCGTAAACATAAGGTGTACCTACCTTACATATGTTCATACCAAAGTGAAGGTGATATCTACAAATGTAACCGTTTCTGGAATTTTCTAGAAGAAACCCAAGAATTAAAGAAGGAGAAAGATAGCATTGACACCAGTAAGGGTTAAAAAAAGTGAAAAATATACTCCAACAGGATTATCTGAAACAATATTTAAGGAAAGGTATACAATCTACCCCGAAGAAACTTGGGATGAGGCATCAATGCGATTAGCTTCTCATGTATCAGGCGCAGAAGATGATTCTATACGTGAAGGTATCAAAGAAGAATTTTATGAGGAAATTGTCACTAATAGATTTATGCCCGGAGGAAGGATTTGGTATGGAAGTGGCAGACCTAGAGCGCAGCTTTTGAATTGTTTTGTTCTTAATACACAAGATTCGAGAGAAGGTTGGGGTAAAACAATACATGACGTTATTGTTATTTCTGGTATGGGCGGTGGCGTTGGTGTCAATGTCAGTCCAATCCGACCTAGAGGCTCCAAAATCCACGGAACTGGCGGAATAGCTACTGGCGCTGTTTCTTTGATGGAAATGATAAATGCTGTTGGTGATGTTCTTGTTGCCGGTGGCGGGCGAAGATTAGCTCTTATGTTAGACCTAAATATTTCTCATCCAGATATGCCGGAATTCTTAGATAAAAAATTAGACCGAAAACAGCTTACGAATGCTAATGTATCTGTTATTATTGATAAAAAAGTAAATACTGAGACTTTTATCAACAAAATTCGAAAGAATGAGGATTTCGATTTAATTTGGGGCAATCAACCAAGTAAAAAAATAAATGCTAAAGAAGTGTGGGATAAGATTGTTTATAATGCTTGGCAATCTGGTGAACCGGGAGTTCTAAATGGGGACCTAGCTAATAGAGAATCCAATATTTGGTATTATAAGCCACTTATCAGTACAAATCCTTGTGGAGAGATTTGGCTGGAAGAGTATGGTTGCTGTGATTTAGGAGCTTTGGTATTACCAAGATTTGTTGATGCTTATGGTAAACTTGATACCACGCAGCTTAGAAAAACTATTTGCACTGCTGTAAGATTTCTCGATAATGTTCTTTCTGTTAATGAATACCCTCTTCCAGAAATACGCGATAATTGCAACAATGTGCGTCGTATTGGTCTTGGCATCATGGGACTTCATTCAATGTTGATAAAAATGGGAATTCCGTATAGCTCTTCATTCGCTCTTGATATGATTGACCAAATCATGGAATTTATTAAAGAAGAAGCATATCAAGCTTCTGTTGACTTAGCAGTGGAAAAGGGACCATTTCCCGCATATGATGAAAAATTTTTAGATTCTGGATTTGTTAAAAGAGCTTTGTCACAACGTATTATTGATGATATTCGTGATAATGGTATTAGAAATTGTGCTATTCTAACGATTGCTCCAACAGGCACTACAGGTATGGTTTCAGATGTTTCAACTGGAATTGAGCCATTATTTGCGCCCGCTTATTGGAGAAGATTTTATCGTCCAACATCCGATGGGTCTAGACAATTGGATAAAGAGTTAGTAATTGACCCTCTTTGGGGTGAACTAGAAGAACAAGGAAAAGATATTGGCGTGCTTGAAGGAGCATACGATATTTCGCCATTCAAGCATTTTGAGATGCAAAGAGTTTGCCAGAATCATATCGATAATGCCACCAGCAAAACCATCAATCTTCCAGAAAACTATTCTCTTGACAATCTATCTGATTTATGGCTTGAGTATTTACCATACTTAAAAGGCGCTACCTTTTATAGAGCCGGAAGTAGAGGAGAAGAACCATTGGAAGCTATTCCCATTGAGGAAGCTAAAAAAATTATATCGGCTGGACATTCTGACTCTGTAGCTGCTACTATAGAAGAACAAAGCATGTTTGATTGTGTGGGGGGTTCTTGTGAGGTAAGAACAATCAATGAAAACTTTCCTGTTGAACAGGGTCTTGTATATGTTGGTTAATGTATGAGAATATTTGTTGGAAGTGATGAACCAATAAATTCCCCGTGGGTTAATCTTGTCTATGAGATGATGGGCAAGGGCGGGCTTTTATTAGATGTTGGCTGTGGAGCAGATTCAAAACTTGATGACCGCTTTATTGGCGTTGATGCTTATGAAGAAAGTGACCAAGTAAATGTCAAAGCTTATATGTGGGATATGCCCTTTCCTGACGAATCTGTGGATGGTATTGTTTGTTGGCAGACTTTAGAACATGTTACAAAATATCATGTTCCACCAACATTACGAGAATTTGCAAGAGTAATGAAGCCCGGTGCAACATTATTGCTTTTAGTACCGGATTTGGAATTTGTGATTCGCGGGTGGCTTAGAAATCCGTCTAATGGCATGGAAATGGACCAAATATTTGGATTGCAGATAGGTCCGGGGCAAGAACATAAGACAGGCTTTAGCCAAAAGATATTAGCTGGTTATATCAACGAAATTCCAACACTAAATTTAAAAGGATTTTATCCTGTTAAGGCTTACACACAATTAAATATCGGCGCAGTGGTGGAGAAGCGTGAATCTTTATGATATTCTAAAAGAGAATAATATCAAGCTAATCGAGAGCAGTCAGGAACGGTGGGTTGCGCATTGTCCTTTTCATAGGGGTGACCGTGACCCATCCTTTACTGTTTATCCGAGTGGGACGTATTTTTGTTTTGGTTGCCATGAGTGGGGAGATGCAGTAAAATTTCTGACTGACTTTAAAGGCATGTCTGACGAAGCTGCGAGGGAATATGTTGGGGAAGATTTTCGATTTCTTAAATCAGATAAAAATACCGTTATAAAGGTTAAAAATTCTACTCAAACATATAAATTTTTATATGGTTGTGCAGAGGAGTATCATCAATTTGCTTTAAAAAGTCCCGGTCCTTTAACATATTTATTTGGGCGGGGGATAACTGCTGATACAGCCATGAAGTATAAGATTGGATATACAGATGGTAAAGTTTTACGTTTAAATTACGCAGAAGAATATAAGTTAGGTCAAGAAATA